ATGACCTACAACGCCAGCATACAAAACTATGCGCTGCAAATCGCAAGAATGATGAATGTTCCTGCAAATATGATTGATGCAGAAGTATTTCGTAGTCAAATTTATCAAAACATTGTCGATGGGCGCAAAGAATTTATGGCGTACACCTTGCAACCTTATATTTCAGTCATCGAGGACAGACTCTCCATGGATGATCTGACTGCTCGCACATCTGAGGTTAAATTTGCGGTGGATGAAACATTCTTGCGCGTTGATGCAAAGTCTCGCTTGGACATCTTGGAACAAATGCTGACTCTTGGACTTATTACAACAGATCAAGCAATGGCAATGGAGCAATTAACACCTAGCGGAGATGGAGAGGCAACAAGTGAAATTAACATTCAATAGTGCAATTGGTGAAATTCAAACCGAGCGCAGAATCATCGCTGGAAAGATCGTGCCATGGGGCGAAATCGGTCACACCAGTGCAGGGCCAGTTATGTTTGAGCGCGGGTCAATCCAAATACCTGATACGGCAAAAATAAAGCTGCTGATGCAACACGATGAGTCAAAAGTCTTGGGTCGCGCTCAATCTTTTAATACAACAGATGATGGAATTTATGGATCATTCAAAGTTTCTAACAGCAACAGAGGCTCAGAAGCTCTGACGCTGGCGGGAGAGGATTTGGTCTCGGGTCTATCCGTTGGAGTCGAAGTATCGGCATCCAGACCCGCTGATGGATACCTCCTAGTGACAGCTGCAAGGCTCATGGAGACATCCTTGGTGTCAATTCCAGCCTTTGAAAATGCGCAAGTCACCCGTGTTGCTGCGAGCGAAGTTGCTCCAGACGAAGTTACACCAACCCAACAAACAGAAAGCGAGGCCGTGATGACCACAGCCCCCGAGGAACACACTCCTGAGCAAGAGGCTGAGACTGTCGAAGCCGCTCGCCCAAGAGTGACCACAACAAGTTACAACCCGCTCAATTCACAGACTGTTCGTCATGGCATCACTTCAATGGCGAAATACACCCAGCACAAGGTTCAAGCAGCACTAGGAAATCAGGAGTCAGCCCTTTGGGTGCAGGCATCTGAGGATCCAATGGTTGTTCGTGCAGCAGCCGACTCAATCGGTACTACCAACCCAGCATTTAATCCTATTCAGTATTTGAACGAATTCATCACCTTCAACAACTTTGGTCGTCCTGCGATTGATGCTTGTTCACGCGGCGTTTTGCCAACACAGGGCATGAGTTTTTCCATTCCTAAATTAACTACTGCTCCAACCGTTGCTGCAACTGATGAGGCCGCAGCACCTTCAAATACAGGAATGGTTTCTGCTTATCTCACAGGTACGGTCACCAAGTACGCTGGCCAGAATACCATCAGTTTAGAACTTCTGGAAAGATCGTCAGAAAATCCCGCGTTCTATAATGAACTTACAACACAAATGGAACGCGCTTATCTCGCCGCTACGGATGCAGCAATGGTCGCCGCTTTAACTGCAGGTGGAACTGTTTCAACAGTTTCATCCGCTGCGACATCGGCTGGCATCATTTCGTTTATTTCAACACAAGCACCACTTGTTTATTCTGGCACTTCATACTTCGCACAGAATTATCTTGCTGGAACTTCACAATGGGGCTTGCTACTTGGCGCAGTCGATTCAACTGGCCGCCCAATTTACTCAGCCAATCAGCCAATGAACGCGGCTGGTGCAGTCAATCCATCAGGAATCAAAGGAACAGTTTTGGGTCTCGATCTCTATGTTGACAAGAATGTTGTTGCGACAACAATTGACGAATCAGCATTCATCATCGCTCCTGAGACAGTGACTTGGTACGAATCACCAACTGCTTACTTCTCAGTGAACATCGTGTCATCCATGTCCGTCCAAATGGCCATTTATGGTTATGGAAGCGCACTGGTCAAGCAAGCATTGGGAATCCGCCGTTTCGACCTGACATAAGCAACACCTTAGAACGCTTACGGCAGGGTTGGGAGGCCCTGGCCCTGTCGTAAGCCTTGAGGACAGAAAGGAAAATCATGGCGGCAACTTATTGCACCGCTGCAACTTTGAAAGCATCGTTGGGCGTTGGTACTTTGTACGATTCTTATGACTGGATCGAAACAACTTGCCAGACTGCTCAAGACATGATCAATTCTTTTCTTTGGTTTGATAGTGCGCCAGTCGTTGCGTGTGGCCTCACAAACAATGTGGCAACAATTGCCATCGCAAATCCGGGGCTGTTTGCAACTGGGCAAACCGTAACCATTTCAGGAGCGGGTTCGACCTATAACGGAGCGCGTGTCATCACTGGCACAGTGCCTTGGACTCAAGGATCAACCACTTTTACTGTCAATTATTTTACTTTTCCCTACTTAAATTACCCACGCGGGTACTCTTTTCTGCAATTCGCAATCACGGCAGCGAATGACAATTGGCACATGATCCAACCTTCGGGTTTGATGCTTGGTGCGGATACCAAAACGACTATTTATGAAAACACGCCTGCGATCAATTCCGCAGCTCTTATGCTGGCGACCTCGATCTGGCAGGCTCGCATGGCCACGCAAAATGGCCAGGCTGGCATTGACGGCTACATTCCGAGCCCCTACACCATGTCGGCCTCGATGATGGCGGCGATCAGAGGATTATTGAGTCCATACCTTAATCCTGGGGCAATGGTCGGATAGTCATGGCCGCAGCTGCTCTCACAACCTTACGCACCACCATCGCAACGGCCTTGGCCAATGTCGGTGTTTGGAATGTGTTTTCATACCCGCCACCAGTTTTGCAAGTGAACTCAGTGATCGTGGCTCCTGCCGATCCCTATGTGACACCATCTAACAATTCGCAAGTGAGCATTTCACCAATGGCTAATTTCAACATTATTTGTGTTTCGCCATACCTCGACAACCAGGGCAATCTCGCCAACATCGAGACAATGATCGTGTCGGTGTTTCAAAAGTTAGCTGCATCATCCATCGTTTTCAACATTCTCAGTGCTTCGGCTCCTGCGTTGTTGGATAGCCCCTCGGGTGCGATGCTTACAAGTAGTTTTCAAATCACCGTACTAACGACATGGAGTTAAAATGACAACAAATGATGACTTGGCTTGGCTTATAAAGACTGGCCAAATAAAGGATACACAGACCACGACAACAACAAAGGATGAGGAATAATGGCAATCTACTTAAACAATAATGTGGGAGTTAAACTTGCCACCTTGGCTGCTCCCACCGCACCTAGCATTGACATCTCTGCCTATGTGAGCGCAGTTACATTGACGCAAACCGTTGATGAACTGGAAGTCACCAGCATGGGCGATGCCAATCACAAATTTGTGGCTGGCCTCCAAGCCTCGCAGCTGACGGTTTCATTCTTCAATGATTGGGCAGCAGCTCAGGTTATGACCACGCTCAACGCAGCATTTGGTACAACCCTTGCGATTTCCATGATTACGGTCAAGGGAACAGCAGTGAGCGCAACGAATCCTTCCTACCAATTCAGCGTGTTGGTCAATAACCTCACACCAGTTGGATCGGGTGGCGTAGCCGATGAGGCTTCATCTAGTCTAACCTTTACCGTCAACACAGTCGTCACAGTCTCAACAACAGTCGCCTTCTAAGGAGCAGAAAATGGCATCGCTTAAAATCACCAGGGCCTCGGGGGAATTGGTTTGCAAAATAACCCCTGCGATTGAGTACGCCTTTGAAACAAAGATGGGCATGGGAATTCACAAGAAATTCAGTGAGGATCAGAAGCAATCTGACATTTATTGGCTGGCTTGGGAATGCCTACGCAGACTCGATGTGGTTCAACCTTTTGGAGATGATTTTCTGCAAACCTTGATTTCGGTTGAGGTCGTAGATGATTCAGACCCAAACGGATAGGGCGCGATACCTTCACCTACTTGGTGGCTCAGTTGTCCATTGAGACGGGCATCGCGCCTAATGAACTCATTGCTTGTGATCGAGAAATGATTAAGGCACTACTTCAAGTTTTAGAGGATCGAGCATTGGAGGCCAAGCATGCCGCTCGTACTAGAAGGGTTCGATAGGACTCTCTACTTGCTCGACCAATTTGAAATCGAACTCAGTTTGGCGATGAATCAAAAGATCGCCCGAGCGATGCAACCTATTGCTACAAAAGCCAGGGGTTTCATTCCCAATGCAATACCTGTTGGCTTAAGCGGATGGGCTAAGCCACCAG